CATCATCATTATCTGCATCGAAATTATAGCGTGCCTTATAGTCACCAATCTTTCGAGCAACAAAGTTTTCTGACATCGGATCGAGATTACATGAGGGGTAGGTCTCGAGGACTTGTGGGTCAAGGTCGGAATCATCAAATCTTCTTACCTGAACCTCGAACTGAGGGAATGGATAATTCCCGTCTGTAGAAGCCCGCAGATTCGCTATAGTGATCTTCACATTGTCATTGGCATAATGGCCATCAGACAGCGATTCGAAGTGCATGAGGGGGTACTCAGTACCACCGTAGGGCTGCGATAAGATCTGCGGCGTCTGTGCCGTTGTGTATCTTGTATCAAATCGACCGAACGCCGAAAGTGCCTTGCGGTTATCACCGCTGAGCGCATTGTTTAAATTGTCACCCGAGCCTGAAAGTAAAGCTAGTACATTCGCTGTTCCCTCTTGCACACCGGCAATCTCCCGTTCAACAGCAAAGTCAAGATACAGTAAGTGCTGATGCTCGTAGAACTTAAGCGGATCAGTGTTAAGAACATTTGAAATATAATTCGTGTGAGATGGGTCAAGCGAAGCCGTTACGATTCGGACACCTGGGCCAGCTACTGTATTGAGTGTTTTTGCAACAGTGGTGTTTCTTGCAAGAGACCCAAACTGGGACGTATATGCCCCTCCACGTGAGGAGGAAACCGCTAAAGCAAAAGTAGCATCCGGACCGGGACTTGCCAGCGAATCAAGACCATTGCTCCAATTCTGGCCAATGTTCAAAATCTGCAAACGACTACCAGAAGCGGTGAAAATCACACCCCGTACTAAGTTAACGGTATCGCCTCCGCTTGAGTCGAAAGACGGATTATCGATGAACATTGGGTGAGAATAATCAGTCGCACCTGAAACATAATGCTTCGCGACTAAAAACTGTACGCAACTATCAGAAAACGTATTTTGTGCCACACCATTGTCAGCATCCATATTCCACTGAGAATCTGCTGGCTCTATTGTGAAGCCGGCGTTCTTGACGGTTCCAAGGTTGAGGGTGTTGGATAGGTCCGTCGAAGTTTCATTAGCACCAGCGCCCAGCACCCGCATATAGGTTAGTGCTGTTCTGTTGGCTAAGAATGCTTGGACTGCATATGGACCGAATCTGTTCGAATCGATATCACCAAATTTGTTAATAAAATCAGTCATGCTTCCCACCGTGACCGGTACGAACGCAGGACCTTTCTCTGCAGTTCCAACAACACCTGCTGGAACGCCTACGATTGAGGTTTCTCTCGCTGTGGCGTCAATTTCACGCTCAAAAAAACCTGGGGATCTAAATGTTTGCTCTGCCATGAGTCGGGTCTCCTGGATCTACTTTATCACAAATAACTATTTCGTACGATGCCTAAATGTCTCATATAGCCGTATCAATCTTTGAGGAGTTTTCCAAGATCAATAGCAATACCACTGGGGGACTTCTTACTAAACTTAAAAACTGCTTCTCCGGTTTTCGGATCTGCACTTGAAATTATGATTTCTAGATACTCTTTCTTTCCTGTAAAGGGGTTGATATTTGTAATTATAGTCGTCGGACTCGTTAAACTCGATGGGCCCGCAAGATTTGCTGCTGATTGGCCTCCGACTTCTACCGTTGGTGTGCCGGGGAACCCCCCTATTATTCCTGGAGTGGCCCCTATGCCTGCTGGGGGGTTACCATCCGCAGCTGGGGTTACACCAGCAAATAAATAATCTCCTGGGTTTCCCGACGGGATTCCCGCAACTGGCGCACCGGCGGGTACCCCGCCGATCCCTTGAGAAACTCCAAATGCAACATCTGGAGAGGACACTGTTCTTCTAAATGGAACGGGCATGCCGGGCTCTTGCGCAGCGACCATGTACGCGGCGACACTCATATTAAAGCTATACTTAACGAGCCTTTCGACATCTGTAAAATCATCAAAATTATTTTGCGGAGTTAAGGCGGCGTCAGTAAAAGCAGAAAATCTATACCCGTCTTCTGTCTCAATGACAAATGTCCGACGGCGGTTTTCTACATAGCCACTCATCAACACGTTTATGAGAGAATTCATTTCTTGTGTATATTGCGTCCAGAAAGTTATTTCATAAGAAGAAGTGTATTGCTTAATAGGCGGGATCTGAATCATTTCTACTAAGTTTTTGCTGGCGACTGGTGTCAAAATGGTACCTCTTCGACTAGCAACCGAAACCGACGGGGCGGCTCTTCTTGTGGCTAGTCGGCCGTTCGCTATTCCGCCTCCATCACCATCTGCCTGATTCCCCAGAGCAGCAATCGCATTTTCATCAGAATTTTTAAGCCCATGAGTGTTTTGAAGACGTTGATATCTTAAGTCATCTTCGCTTAATTGGACCTTCACAGTGATGGGACCTCCCTGAAATTGGGCAGCACCCTTTGCATTCTCTTGATCGATCCCTGTCCTTATTATAGATATTAACGGAAGAATAAGAGCATTCGACTTGTCCCTCAACGGTTTGTTTCGGGCAAGGAGCGCAAAGCGTTCACCGGTTGCAAATATCACTGGGACTCGCTTTACCTCATCCCTCCGCTTGTAGAGGAGAGGTAGTTCCTTATTGAAAAGATTAAAAACTCCTCGATCAACATCTTCGATGGTACATGAGGGCATTGTGAAATCAGGAGCAATATCCTCGTTGTCATAACCTGTCTCAATTTGTTGATAGGGCCCTTTTGTTATGGAATACTTCGTTGCCATGCTAGCTCTCGTCGTAGAATGCTGAACTTATTTCACCAGGGGAACCCTTCGGAGACACTTCTGCTGGAGCGGGCTGAGGCGGAAGCTGTAGCTTACCTTGCTCTATCAAAGCGCGGACATCACCAGTCGGGCCCTCAGCATTTTCTGCAAAACCCCGCTGCTGGATAAACGTTCTTTGAATAGCATCTGGGTCTCCAGGATAATACCCTTCATCAGTAGGTCCGATAGGCTGCTTATCGATAAGTCCCTTCCTCGCTTGTTTACCAAGCAATTTCACGCCTGTCATATACTCAATCTCACCATAAATATTTGATTGCCACGTAATCGACGTAATCTCAAAAAACGTTTCGCCATAAGAAAAATAATCTCCCTCCTTGACGTCTATATCTTTATCTATTAAATCTTTGTAGTGAAGGTATACTTCTGTAGTGTAAAGATTTTCAGAACCAAACCGGCCGGTCGTCACTGTTTGCGGTGACCATGCAACCTGGGCTTCTATCTCTAATGCGGGATCGAAATACTTGTCGATTGCTTCCTCATAGATGTCATGGATCTGCGTTACGTCTGTTCGAATCGCATAATAATAGATCTTCTGACCGACGACATCTTTCATTATCTCTTTCGTTAAATCAGAGATTAAATCTTGCTCGCGGGGAGTTATGAAAAGTCTGGCCATCTCTTAATTTCTCATTTGATAATGATCGATTTACCCAGAGGCATGGCCATGGCCTTCAATGCTTTGGTAATGTTTTCTGCGTCTAGGGCTTGTCCCTCTAAAAGTTTACTATAAGTTAAGCTGTCCAATAGCTCCACAAGCTGGTCTCGTAATCTAGTTTGATCTTCTCGTGCTTGGCTAATCAGGTCACCCCCGTTAAGGTTTAGATCACCTGACGGTATAGGAACGGTCGCAAATTTAGAGCGAACCTGCCCTAATAATTCTTTGCACAAAGCAAGACAGTATTGTCTAACCCACTGACGACCGACAGAATTAGTCTTATTGTATTTCATCCTCCCGTATGGAACGTTCGAAAGATTTGATGTGCCATAGATTGTATCATCTCGAATATCTGGGTCATACGGGTCAGGAGCAAACCCCACTCGAATCCACAACTTAATCGGATTGGCACCAGAACCTGTTACTTGGGTAGGCATTGGATATATTCGAATATTTTCCCCAATGATCCTATAAGAATAATTTGATTTTCTTACCCTGTTAGAAATGTCCATCTGGCCGGCGCGAAGAACGTCTTCGAAAACAGGCAAAACGTAAAAAATAGTCTCAGGTGTAAATGACTCGAAACTAAATTCATTATTCAGATAATTGACAGCAGATGTTGTGTCGAAAAATCTGTAAGCAGCTTGTGGACTGAAGTGGAAGACTTCCTTAATTCGCATCTTGCTTCGTGGAGAATTTTTGCTGCTAGACACGATTAGATTACCAGCAGTATCTTTCAGCTCTCGATAGATGTTATAGTCTTGGCGCTTATATGTTAATTGAATCGAGCCCGAAACCTCATTGTACGACCCACCAATACCCGCTTCCATAGAGTACGGCTCAGCCATACGTAGGAGGAACTCTAGATTCTGCTTTGGAAATAATCCAGTCTTATTACTTCCCGTGCTATATCCCAGCAAATTGCTTAGCTGCGATTTTGCGTCGGCTTCGTTGATAATCCGACCATACTCCAGAAAAGACTCTTCAAAACAGGCCCACATCTGCTTTTTTGTCAACTCAACACTTAGTATATCATCGCCTAATTTCCTCTTCACAAAGGAAACTACAGCATTTGCTTCTGTCTGAAATTCCGTATCTGTATCAAAGAAGCTAAACGGGGTTGGATTTTTTGTATAAGCAAAAGAAGACATAGCACACCTTACTGATAACTATTACGTAGGGTGTAAAATGTCTTTCTTGGACGTTAATGAAAAACTGGCGGTCTACTTAGTAAACGCCCGTATTTTCCATCGGACCCTCGCCGTACTTACGGCGCAAAAATCCGACAATTTTATTCATACGATCGGTTAATCCAGAAACATCAGGAATACCGTCACCATCGATATCTTGACCCTCAATAGCGTTCGTTAAGTTGGTAACCTGAGCTGTCAATGTTGCTACTTGTGTTTCAAGAGCTGTCACTTGTGCTTCAAGAGCGGGTTCAGTTGTCGTAGCTGTAGTGGCCTTCGCCTTTGATGTCTTCTTGGGCGAGACCGCTGCTGATGTAGTTGCCATGTTGTCCTATCCTCCAGGAATTAGAATATAATTTAATCCACCGAAGAGTAAAGTAAAAAAATGCCGCCCAAAGGACGGCATTTTTAGAATATAGATCTACGTATCAGGCGCCAACCCAGATACCTACACCCTCAACGATATACCATCCGGCAGAGCCGTCTCCCACTAACGTGACGCGGTCCCCCTTGTTGGCGGTTGTCTTAGTGTTAGTAAGATCACCGTCATCGGTGCCGGTGCATACTGAATCGGCAGCAGCATTTGCAATAGTTCCGTCAATCGCATCGCTAGCGTTGGGACTGACTGTAATAAGCACTGCGCCATCAGCGCCGGTGTTAATGAAAGTATAAGTCAGTCCAGACTTGGTAGCAGGAAGTGTTATAGTTAGAGCGTCTGTGCCGACGAGGAAAACTTTTCCACTGTCTTCTGCGTCCAGTGTCTTAGCGGCTGTTATTGTTTCAACCATTGAACGGTGACCCGAGAGTGTTCCGGCCGTGCCCGTTGCACCAGTTGTTCCACCCTTTTGGTACAAACCTTTTGTACCTGTTACTAGTATTTTTGGCATAATTTTCTCCTTTTTTTTATTATAGAGTTACTTGTCCACATGATTCCCTAGCTAGCGTGTGGGGTCCGCCTTATGTCCGTGCTAGGGGCTTGTCATTAAATATAACGTAAGCATTCGACTTACCAAAATAAAAGGGGCGGACCCCGAAAGGACCGCCCCTGAATATTAATGACTTCGTCTAATCAGATTAGATGACGTCCATGCCAAGGCATGTTACTGTACCGTAGAAGTCGGAACGTACCATCTTCTTGCCGTACCGAGTCATCACGCCCTTGCGAGGTGTGAAGTCTTCGGGAGCGAAGATAGTAGGCGTAACGATCAGCGGAACGTAAGGAGCATATACATACCCAGTCTCAAGGTAGCTACCGCCCTTATACCCAACAAGAATCTTGTTGCGTGGGAAGTAGGGGTCCTTATAGACTGTGAAGCGGTTGCTCAACGTACCAACCTTCTCAGCGCCAAGACTCATACCGGGTGCAACCTGACCGTCGCCGTCGATGCTGTAAACAGGCTTGTAAAGCACGGAGGCTTCAAGGACTGTTGCAACGTCTGGGGAAACAACGATGAAGTTAGCGGAACCACGGAGGGTCTTACGATGGATCTCATTAGCCACGTCAATGACGGTTTCAACGAGAGTCTCGTACCATTCACGCACCGTACCGGTAAAGGCAGGACCACCCGCGAGGGATGAGGCCTTAACAGCAGAAGCACCAGACTTCTTATTAACGAAGTCACCGGGCTTACGGCTCCAGTAGTAGTTTGTGTCAGCCTGCATGAGTAGGTCATTCAGGATCTCGCGGTCAATCTCAAGAGCAATCTGCTCAGAGAGGATCTGAGTAAGCTCGACCTCAGCGTCAAGGCTGTGGTAAGCGTTAAGATCCTGTGCAAGTTCTGGCGACCAACGTGCTCTCAACTTGCGAGTTGACGCTGTAACCGCGATGGACTCGACCTTGATGTCGATCTCGGGGATCACCGGTGAAGGTGTGGTCGCGAAATCGGATTCGAAGGAAGGAATCGTCAGGGTTGAACCAACGCCAGACTCAACGTTAAGAGATGCCGCGATAGGCATCGAAGCAGAGAGGTAATTATAGAGGGGATTGCCTCCGTCTCTCGAGGATCCATTACCGGCATACACACCCGATATCACTGTCAACAGTGCAGCGTTAGCTGTAGAAGGTGTTGCAAGTGGCTGTCCGGTGAACGTGCCACCAACGAATGTACCTACTTGGTTAAGGCGTCGCAGGTTAAGAATATT